GGCACAGGACAAGGAAGTCATACATCAAATGCAACTGGATCGTGTAACAGAAGCAGTGTATGTGCCGCAACACAGTTATAGAATATTCAGGGACAATACATACACCACGTTACACAACATGAAAGAAATAAAATTTCCACACGTCAGAATGAATTCGTGGTTAACAGGAGAACAAGCCATAGTGTTGGCCGCACAGTTGGGTTACACACAAATGGATCTGATAGGATTTGACGGAGGACCCGAAAGCATATACCGTCAACCACAGGCACAAGCACAACCACATCGTGAAAGATATACACGCACATTAAAAATGATACAGGAGTATTTTCCTAAAATTAAAATCACAGTGGATCAATACTTTACCAGCAGAGGTTAAATACGAGCGTGGACAACCGCAAGGCCCACTGCTGTCTAACAAGTTAGGCTATTTGGTAGAGATATAATTCTACAAGCAAAGAACGTTCATTGCTAGTAGGGACAACCGCAAGGCCCCAAACACATTAACACAATTCCCAGCGTTTTATTATAACAACAACTAAACTACAAGGAGACCATTAATATGGCATTAGTAGCAAACGCAGGAACATCAGTATCGAATTCATTCGTAACTATGTTCAGTGATGATGTAAAACAAGCGTACCAACAAACATCATCAAATTTAGTTGACGCAGTTAGAGTTGTAAGAAACGTAACTGGTTCAACTTACAAGTTCCACAAACTATCAAAAGGTGGTTCAATCAAGAACAAAGCAAGATTCGAAGATATCACGGCTATGTCTGATTCGAGCAAATCTTTTGCAGGAAGTGGTGCTTACACTGGTAGCACAGCACAGAACAGTGTTGTAACTACTACACTTAACAATTACCATTCTGGTGAATACATTGACGATATGGACATGTTTAAAACAAACATAGACCTACGTAACACGTTCGCATCAGCGATTTCGTCAGGTTTAAACAGAGCGGTAGACCAAGAGATCATCGACGCATTAGATGCCTCTGCACCAACTACACAGGTGACAGCAGGATCTGGATTAACTAAAGCAAAATTTTTAGAAGTCCACGAAGCGATGAATGCTCTTTCAATTCCAACTAACGACAGATGTATAATCATCTCTCCGCAAGCCTTAACAGATCTTTTAACAGATTCTAACTTGGTTACAGCGGCAGATGGTTTAGTATCTAACACTGCATTGACTTCAGGATACATTCCAAATGTATTCGGTTTCAGAGTGATTATGTCAACTCTTTTAACAAAAAATTCTGTTCAAAGAGATTGTTACGCAATTCACAAAGATTCAGTAGGTCTTGCATTAGCATCTGACATTACGACAAGAATCGATTATGTAGCTCAGAAAGCGAGTCACTTAGTACTGGGTACTATGTCTGGTGGAGCAACAGCAATTGACGTAGACGGAATAGTTAAAGTGGAGGTTACAGAGTAATATCTGTACAACTTCGCAGTTCATTCAAGGCAGGCCCTCTTTAATTTGGGGGCCTGTCTTTTTTTATACCCGATAAATAGTTTACAAAAAAGGAACCACCCATGGCTGAAAGTAAAGTTTCAATATCAAACCAAGCACTAACAAAATGTGGTGCCGCAACAATAAGTTCATTTACAGATGGATCACACGAAGCAAACGTATGTTCAACCATGTATGACAACGTGAGAAACGGCTTATTGTATTATACATTTTGGAATTTTGCTGTAACCAACAAATCTTTAAACAGATTAAATGAAACACCCACGAACACCAAATACCTTTATGCGTTCAGTTTACCGGGTGATGTCATAAGAATTAAAGGATTTTTTGATTCAGACGGAATGTATTCAGAAGATTACAGCATTGAAGGCAGTAAAGTATTTGCTAATGAAAAAACATTATTCATAGAATACGTTGCAAACATTGTGGAAGATGACATGCCTGTATTTTTTATAGAAACATTAATAGCCAAAGTGGCATTAGAAATAAATGAAGCCATAACAGGTGTTGGCACTCTATCAAACAGATTGGCTGGAGACTATGAAGCCAAACTGAGAGCGGCAAGAATAGCAGATGGACAAGAAAATCCACCTCATAACATAGTACCTCCAGGCAGATATGTTGAAGCACATTTAGGTAATACAGGTCTGACCAATAGAAGGTTAAGACACAGTAATACCTAACAATGACAATAAGAAAATATTCGCAAACTAATTTTACACAGGGCCAAGTAGGACCAAACATTTTTGGTCGTAATGACACACCCATTTACAGAGCAGGGTTGGCAGAACTGTCAAACTTCTTGATACTACCACAGGGTGGCATACAAAAAAGAAGAGGATTTCAATTTATCACAGCAGATCCTGACAACAGTACCACACCAGACGGATCAACATCACTTACCACAGCAGGATTTCATGCATCATCGAGATTAATTCCTTTTAAATTCTCAGATGGACAAGAATATGTGTTGATATTTGAACCAGCACACGACAGTGATGCCGCAAAAATACACATCTATTACCAAGATGTAAGACAGAGAGTGCTTACCAACGGATCAGATGGTAATGTTTTTCCAATTACAACTTCAAACATAGCAGACATAAGATTTACACAAAGTTTTGATTACATGATATTGTGTCACAAAGACATAAGACCCATGCAACTTGTGAGAGGTAGTACCAATGACGCTTGGTCAATAGGGTATCTTGCATTTGATCACATACCAACAGCAAACTTTAACTTTGATGCTACATTAACACCAAGTGCCGCAACAGGTACCAACATTAACATGACACTAGCAGGTGGCACATACAGATGGGTTGATGCAGATGCACCCACAGGACACAAAAATATGCACGTGGTAATAAATGGTGGATTGGTAAAATTAAAAACAAGAACCAGTGCCACAGTTATGGTAGCAGATGTAATTTACGATCTTGTGGACACAGAAACAGCAGAAGGACATGAATGGGAAATAGATGCCTTTTCAGATCTTTCTAGTTCGTTGGGTGGTGGACATCCGCGTTCAGTTTCTTTTCACCAGAACAGATTAATATTTGGTGGTACCAGAGACAAACCACAAACATTATTTGGATCACAATCAGGAGACTTTTTTAATTTTGACAGTTTTACAAGAACAGTTACAGAGTCAGGTGGTTCAACAGATGTAACAGGAACAATCACAGATGATGCAAGTATAATTTTTACTATTGCTTCAGACAGTGTCAACGTAATTCAACACCTAGTATCACAACAATCACTTTTCATATTCACATCAGATGGTGAGTTTGACATGTCAGGAGAACCTGTAACTCCCAGCAACGTTCTTGTAAGGAAACAAACATCTTACGGAGTTGACTCGGGTGTAACAACACCAAAGATTGTGGACAACGAAGTATTGTTTGTGGCCAAAGGTGGCAAACAATTAAGAGCATTTGTTTACAACTTTAACACAGACGCATACTCAGCCAAGAACTATTCACTAGTACACCATGACATACTGTCAGGTGCAGACAGAATAGCAGTATTAACCAACTATGCCAACACCAACACCAACTATGTTTTCTGCACAAACTCAGATGGCAGTCTAGGAGTATTGGGTGTAAACACAGAATTTTCTGTTGTGGGTTGGATGAAGTTTACCACAGACGGCAACTTCAAAGATCTTTGCGTGGTTGACGACAGATTATATTCACTGGTACAAAGATTTAACAATGACGGTTCTAGTTTGAACACAGGAGTATTCCTAGAGAAATGGTCAGAAGATGATATATTTTTAGATTCATTCCACACAACAGATTCAACAGGTTCAAGTTTTACAGGAGCACAAGGACTAGAAGGTAGAACTGTAAAAGTTGTAGCCGATGGTTTATTGCATCCAGAAATCAGCGTGGACAACGCTGGTAATTTTACATTATCAAGAACAAGTTCCAGCACACAGATTGGACACAACTATGAAAGCACAGCAAAAACTTTACCAATTGTTTTTAATGCAGGTGGACAAAGCACACTGGGAGAAAAAGTTAGAAAAGTTTTATGTGAACTACAATTACAAAACACAAAAAGTTGCAAGGTAGACAACATTGTTGTACCATTTAGATCGTTTGGCACGTCGTTGTTAAATCAAGGCATAGATGGATTTTCAGGACAAAAACGTGTTAGATTAAGCGGTTATGCAACAACACCTCAAACCACTTTCAAAAGTGACGAGCCACTACCATGTACCTTGTTAAGTATGACTAATGAAGTTAAATTTGCAGGTGGCAAACTCCAAGACGCTGGTTAAACAACCAGTCAGGCATCCACTAAATTTTGAACACTACGAATATGTTATTAATAATTGCAGAGATGTGGATCTGCAAGAGATCACATTGATGGGTTATACCAGAAACAGATTAATTAGAAAGTTTGATGAACTTGAAGATGGAGTAACAGGATCTTACCACAACATACCTTTCCTGGCCGCAGGCACACACGTGATAGACAATGAAGTATGGTATTGGTTTATTGGCACTCCGTTGGCAAATGATTTTTTCTTTCGTATATCAGGAGAAGCAGAAAAACTAATCAGAAATAGTATGACAAAACATCCTAATAAAAAACACCTTGTGCAAGTATGGAGCAGGCACACGCAGAGTGTAAAATGGTTAAATATGTTAAAGTTTAACAAAATTGACCGTTATTTTCAAGGTCATGAAGAAATTTTTATAGTTGAGAGGAAACGAAACTAACCATGTGTGCACCAAAAAATCAATTAATTAAAACAGCATTAATAGGAGCGGCAATCTACGCAACAGGTGGAGCGGCCGCATCGTCATTATTAACCACATCCGGTGGCTCACTAGCCGCGGCAAGTACAACAGCGGCAACCACAGCATCAACTACTTCAACACTTTCAACATTGGCAAATGTGGCAAGATATGCTTTGCCGGCAATTACAACAGCAGGCAATATCTACCAAGGTTATATGCAATCTGCCATGTTGACACAAAAAGCAGGATTTATAGATTTTGAAATAGCAACAACCAAAGAAGCATCTGCTTTAAGAAAAGCAAAACGAAACAGAGCATTGGCAATTGCCATAGGAAAACAAAACGCAAGATTTGGATTAACCGGCACAACATTAGAAGGATCACCGGGAGATGTATTATCGATGACTGCAAGTAATTTTGCAGAAGATCAATACATTGATGATTTTAATACAAGTCAAACAATTTTAAGTAAATCTAACCAGTCAGCAATTTTAAGACAAGAAGCCAAATATGCCAAAGTTGGTGGATATCTAAATGCTGTGTCGTATCTAGGAACTAGGGGATTTGAGGATTTAATCAGTACAAAGATAGATAAAAAAACACTTATAACTGCTAGACCAACAAACGATCAAGGCATTAACGTAGGAGACGCACCGTAATATGAGTAAATTACCACAAGTACCACCTTCAGTGCCAATTATACCAACGTCAAACAGACGTAGAGTAGACATACCAACTTACAGCGGTGGACAACTTACACCAAAAGAAAATTTAACCATGCCAACATTTGGCCAAGGTGCTGTCAACATTGTAAAAAAAATTACAGACCAAACAGCCAAAATAGACACAAACATTGCCAGCGATGTTGCTTTTAAAAAAGGTAAGAATCAGCAGGCAACCAATCAAGAGTATGTTGGTAATGATTTTGCATTTACATTAACAGGACAAGCATACAAGAAAGGTGTTGATGCAACGTTTGTTTCAATGAAAGAGACAGAATTAGAAAATGGATTGAAATTGATGAGGGAAAAATATCTCGAAACTAATGATGTAGATGGATATGTTAAAGCATCGGAAAATTACAAAAACAAATTTATGGAGAATATTCCAGAACAGTTTTTTGGAGATTTCAACACATACTACGATAAATTTGATCAAAGAAATGCTACTGCACTCACAGTATCTAAAAGGTCTCAAGAACTCACAGACGGTAGTTTTAAAATATCTGAACAGTCAAAAACGTTAGCAGAAAGAATATCTGAAAACATAGCATTCCAAGGGATAACAGAGTCGTTAATTGATGATTTGTCTATATTAAACAGAAATAATCTATCACAAAAAGATATTTTTGGTCGAAGTTTAGAAGCACGTACAAAAGAAAGAGCAAATCAAAAAGAAATAATCACAAAAGGTGCCGCAAGGAATGTTTATGATGCAATCAAAAATGATCCAACAGCATACAAAGAATGGCTTAATCAAATAGCAGACGGAAATTGGAATCTAGGTGACCTAGGTGACGAAGAAGTATTTTCCAAAGCATTTCCAGGTGGTGTTAATCTTGATATGGCAGAAAGACAAACGGTAATATCTTATGTTGAAAGTTTGAGAAAACAAGACAAGACAAGCCTAGCGATCGCTTCTGCACAGTTAAAAAATACAGCAACATCAAACAACACTAATTTAACAACAACTGGATGGGACACATTCAGAGACCCGGAAGGCAACATTGATAAATCACGTGCAGTATTTGATTTAGATGCTTGGTTAGCCAATGATGGTGATGCCGCAGTTGGCATTGAGTTATCAAAAAAAAATGCTGTAGGCATTTTTGTTGCTGATCAATTGGAATTTGTAAAAACAGACACAACAACAGCAATACCAAGTAGGATCGCGATATTGCGAGCAGAGATACAAAATATCAATGATTTAAAATTATCAGACGGTGAAAAAGCATTTTACATTGACAGCAGGACAGCCGCAATTAAAGCCATGGAAAATGAAATGGAACAAAGAACAACCACATTAAAAAATGGTAATGAAGTTGACAGTTTCATCACACAGAACAGAGTAACTGCTACGGATTTACGTATGTATGAGGGTAACGTTGATGTCATGACACAAAGTGCTCATTTGAACAACACTTCTTTCTACATGGTCAAGCCAAGCAAGACACAGAGCAAATTAGAATACGGAGCAGTGCAGGTGCATTTTGATAACAAAGACATCAACTCATATATCATTGCCAACAACGACGGGATCAGCAGACAGAGAAGTTTATACTACACCATGTTTAGAACAGGCATCGCTGAAAATAAAGGTGCCACGGATGCGGACTGGGCCAAAGCCAGTTTGAGCGAAAGGGCAAGGAGAGATAGCACCAGTGGAGACACAAAATTGCTGTTCAACATTATAGCAAACTACGACGACATAGGTGAGGCCAACGGACAGAAAGACAAAGAAGAGAAAAACAAATTTTTTGTTGAAATCAGTGAAGGACTGTATGAGTTTGACAATGATTTTGGCAGGGCCAAGAAAGGTGAATTCAACGTGGTTTACGATTACTATCGTAGCAAAAACAACTCGGAATCTGAAGCGGCCAAACTAGCCAAAGACTACGTGCTAGGTGGTATGATTAGACTTGACACCAACTACGGTGTCACGTATGTTTCACCAAATCATCTAATGGGTGAGTTTGAAGCGTCCGGTGACACGGCAATGAATACAAGTCAAATGGAAAAAGCAAAGAAAGATCTCATAGAACAAATTAACAACACGTACAATAGACCAGAGAGAAGCAGTCTTACAGTAATAGGTAAAAGCATTGACGACTGGGTAGCAGGTGACAGGGACAACTACAAAGTGGTATTGATGGGCAACAGTCTGCGACTGGTAACCAAAGATGTGGGATCAGGATCATTGACAAAATTCACAGTGCTTACCAAAAGACCAAGTGCAGGAAACACATTGTTCTACACAGATTTAAGCATACCAGTAAAAATATCAAAAGAAGAAATCACAGCGTACGAAGATGAATCTCCCACGTGGGAGTATGATGACACCATCAACGGCATGGGCAGTTTCAAAGAACCAAAAACTGCTACTAGATTGAAAGTGATCACAGAGGTAGGATTAGACGAGACTGATGTTACACCAGTTGAGAAAAAAATAACAGAGACGGCTACGCTTGATGACAAAGCAATAGCGTTGTTCAAACACTATGAGAAGAAAGGATATATTGTGCAAGACGAGGTGGAAGGATTTGACGAAGTTGCAGAATTACCACAAGTAAGAATGTTATACGAGGATCCTTTCAGT